GACGTCTTCCGACTTCGTCAGCTCCGAAATCTCCAGCTTGGGCTGGCGCTTCTTGGCCATCCAGCGGGCGACTGCCCGGTGAGGACCGGCGCCGAGAGTTTCCACGCCAGCGCCTTTCTTCATGACCACCAGGTGGAGGCCGCCCGTGGTGACGATTTCGACGACTGGGCTGCCTTCCAGGTTCCCGATTTGCTTCTTGCTGGCGATGTGCGCGTTGGTGAGGTTCACACCCCAAAGATTGCCACGCACTGCGTAGCTAAATAATTATTTGAGTACCAAAATCAGGTCTCTACTGACGACACACTTGCCGTCTTCCGGCAAGAGCAGCAGGTCCTGAACGGTACGGCTGGGAATGTCCAGACGCATCCTGTTGTTGTCACACTCGACAATCACCGACACCGGCTGGGTGCTGGGATTGGCGACATGCAAGATGGTACGGGATGTCCAGGCGGGGAACCGAACGTCCTCACGGACGTAATTGAGGCGCTCCGCGTAGGCCAAGGGCTCTTCGCCAGCGGGACCGGTGTAGGCCGAGGTTGTGCCGCAACTGGCCGCACCAAGAACGAGACCGAGAAGAATGGTTTTGAGCTTCATGTGATATTTATAGCGAATCTGATTAGACCGTCACCCAGAACCGGTCGATGGCCGTGTCGGGGGGACTCTCCAGGCACGCTGTCTTGAGCTTGGCGAGGCGGGCGAGGCTGGGGGCGGGGTTGATGCCGTAGCGAAGCAGGATGGCCTCCAGAACGCCAGCTGAGAGCCCGGCGACCCACACCTTGAGTCGGTTGGCGACGCGCGGCTCGACGTGGGGTAGGTAGGAGAGCTTTTCATCGGGGGAGAGCGAATTGAAATTCTTGTCCTGGGGCGCCCAAGCACGCAGGTAGGCCGGCACGAAGCTTTTCTTGTCGCCCGCGGGGTCGAACTCGTCGCCCGCAAACGCCGACCCGTGGTCGATGAGCTTCAGCTCGCCTTCGGGGTTGACCATGATGTTGTTCCCGTGGCTGTCGGGGTTCCCCAGGATGGCGTCCATGAACGCCCACTGGTGAAGCACGCCATCAGACAAGTACGGGTGGAGGGTCTTGCGCGGGAAGTGGGGGTCCTCCGACTTGCGCTTCTCCATCGACTTGAAGTCCCACGGCATCAGCTGCATGGCCGCAAACTGCTTGCCGTCGATGAGGAGCAATTCAGCTCGGGGATACCAGTTGTAGAGGCCCCATTCCTTGGCAACGTGGTACCAGGCCGCTTCACGCGCGGACGGGGTGGAGGGGTCCTGTTCTGCACCAGCTTCGGGGCCCGCACCACCGCTGCCAGGCTTCAGGAGCCAGGTGATTTTGGTTGCTTGGTCACGGGCAAGCAGCGAGCCCTTCGAGTGCTTGCCGTTGAGCTGCACTTCGACCACGAATTGGTCCTTGTACGCACGACGGACAGCTTCGGCACAGTCCTCGCCCTCGGGATGAGCAGCCTCGATGGATTGCGCCGTCGGAACGACCGGCTCTGCCTTCTCGAACTTCCCAACGGCCTGAATGGACTTCAGCGCGTTCAGATTCTCCTCGGTGGGCTCGAATCCGTAAGCGAGCAGAGCTGCGCGCTCGACGTTGCCGTCCTCGGCGTAGAGAGCTTGATGAATCTCGTTCTCGTTCACTTCGGTGCCACCCGACATCCACTTCGCGGCCATGAAGGCGCTCGTCATGAGCGGCTGGAACCCCAGCATCTCCTCGACGATGGGTGCCTGCGCGCCCAGGTCGGCTTCGGACTTCGACATGTCGTCGTCTTCGATGGTGACTTCGTACGCAGCCGTCGAATCGAGGTACTCCAGCGTGCCTTCGAGGTCGCCGCGGTCCTCAAGGTCGAAAGAGCGCAGGAATGGGAAGTCGAAGAGCAAACGCTCTTCAATGTGTTCGGGCGTACCTTCAAAAAGTCTTTCCCTGCCCGAATAATGGTCCATTACAAGAATCTTCATTCTGGCGCCCCTTCAAGCTGTCGTCTATTCCACCAATCCTCATTATCTGCTTGGTATTTCTTCCAATCTGGATGATTGTTCTTCTCCGCCCCCTGAAGCCCCTCATCGGCATACAGATGATGAGGATAGGCCGGCTTCTCCGACAACCATTGTTTGTACTTCTTTTGAGCTTCCAGTTTTTGGTTGCGAGCATCTGCTTTGGCGCCCGCCTTCGCTCGCTGACGAGCTTCGTACTCTTCGACGAGCTTGGGGTCCTGCTTCTCCTCGTCGGAAAGTTCGCCCTCGCGATACATCGGAACGGGCGAACTTGTGTGCCAGTCGTTTCCGTAATTGCTAATTCCGATTCGCGAACGCTCGTCGAGAAAGTCGGCTCGGGCATCAAAATTGCGCTTCAAATGTGCGCGGACCTCAGGGTTCTTGATTTGATTGAGACGGTCGTGGAAGGTCTGACGAACCCTGGGACCAACTTCGCCCCACCAATCGAATGCGGGCTCGTAGTCTTGCGAGTTCTCATGACCGCCGCCCCAGTGAGGCTTGAACGGAATCAACTCCCTGAGAGAGGTATCTTCGACGTAGGGGGCGAAGTGGTCTTCTTGGTCACCCTTCTTCTTCTCGGCGTAACCGCCGGGGGCTACGTACTGGAAGTTGCGCGACTGGTCGATAGCGAGCGGAGCGCCCGTCTTTTCGTTCACCATCAAGTTTCCGCCATGGCGGTCCTTGTTGTTCGCCAGGAAGTCCATCATTGCAATCTTCCGAACATCCATCTTGTTCGCTGCACGCTGTTCCAGGGAGTGCTCGGTCGAATGAAATGCACGGCCGCCGCCGTTAGCCATTGCAGAGTGGCCCGGAGAAAGATGAACGATAAGCGCCGGCTCCTTTTCATGGCCGGGCCCCATGTCGTGCTCGGCAACGTGAACTTTCTGATGCAGGTGGCCGATGCCGCCCGCATGGAAAAGCGCCTGGTTGGTCATCTCCGCCCAGCCCTGAATCGGGTGCTTCATCCAGCTTTTCACGCGGCGAATGACTCGCTCGTGATAGGGCTTCACCATCACCTTGCTCGGCTCTTGGCTTCCAGCGACCTTGATGTTGAAGATTTTTTTGCGGCTGATGCCCTTGTTACGGCTGGCCTCTGGCAGTCCCCTGGCCGCGCTCACCTTCTTGGGGCTCTTGATGACGCCATTGTGGTATGCCTCGACCTCGGGACCGAGTTCCGGCGGGTGCGCGTTCAGGTCGGGGTGGTGGTCAACGAGCTTGGAGGCTTCCGGGTCCGACGCCTTGACGATGGAGATAAAATGCGACGGCTCGACATGCTTCAGCAGCGGCTCGGACTTGTGCAGCATCGTCGCAAGGTGCGAAGCGCCGAACATGGGATGATTCGAGAGCTGGCCGAGGAATTCCTGGTCGCCGGTCGTGTGAGCGTGCATGACCAGGCCATCGAAGTGGCCCTGCTGCATGTGCTTGGCGCCGAGTGTGTACCTCATCATTTCGGGCTTGAGGTCGTGGTGGGCGCGCTCGATATCGAATTCCTTGGCCGAGGGGCCTGCCAGCATCGCCTGCAGGAGGCCGCCGCTAGACGGACTGGGCTTCAGCTGGGCGTCGTGAAAGATGCGCTCCTTGGTCTCGTCCGAAATAACGTGATTTCGGAGACCGTGCTCAGCAATTGCCTGAATATGCGACGAACCGAGGTCCGCAGCGAGCCGCGCAATCCTGCCGACGGTCTCAGCCGGGGTCGCAGGATGCTGTATGGCCGCCTGAGCGAGCATTGTAGCCTCTTTGACGGGAACCAGCTGTCCGGCCTGCAGCGCTTGCTCCAGAACGTCCTGGGGCGCGTCTGGGTGGTTCAGGAGGGCATTGCGGTGCCCATTCTCCACCGAGGGGTCGAGGTAGAGGTTGCGAATCGAGCCTTCGGAGAGCGATGGGTGCAGAACAACGGCATCCAGGCCCAATTTCTGGTCGGCGGGGCCACCGTTGGCCCTCACGTTCTTCAAAAATGCGTCAATATGTGTCGGCTTGACCCTTTTGTGCTGGTCCAGGAGCGCCAACTGCTGGTGGATGGGGAATTTGCCGTCCTTGCCCTTCGATGCCTCCATCAGATGGAGCGCCTCGCGGTGCCCGAAGTGGGGGTGATTGATGGCGGTCCCGTGAACCTGGGGGTCGGGGTCGAGTGACGCCGCCTGCAGGTGGCGGGCGGTGACAGTATTGAGCTTCAGGGCGGCGGTGCGCTCGTTGACGTCGGGGTGGTCCAGCAGGCGCTCGACCTCGTCTTCGGCCTTCGTCAATTTTTGAGGCACGGGCATGATAGAATAGTTATAGGAAGAGTATCGCTGCCCAGCGGTGGACGGGAATCGTTCAATTTGTTTCCCAGCCCTATATCCATATCCCAGTTTCTGGTGAACGCGGCGCGCGCCGGCCGTATGAGCACCTCCCTGAAGACGTGTCTTCCCTAAAACATCACGAGCGTGTTCAATATATGCGCCATAGAGCGCGGACCCCAATCCCCTACCCCTATGTTCTTCATTCACGTTAGAATTGCTTACGCCCATGTGTGGGTCGTCGTTCGTGCTCCCGCCGTGAACTACACCCACTACTTTACCGCTGGGATGCACTACACTTGCATTTACAAAACTCCAACGCCCCCTTTTCTCAGTAGCAACCTGCAGTCTGAACCCATTTGATTTATATTCATCTGGCAAATGATGACTGTAGTCATTCAACTCTTCAGCTTTCGCAAGACCAAGCTGGGAGGCAGCCCTATTCCCATCCCATGTTTCTTCGCCCGGTTCGTCCTGGTGACGGTGCTCGTCTTCGACGTGTTTCGCTTCGGTGTGGGCTTCGCCGTAACCCTCACCCTGGTGCATGAGATTGGCCTCGTCGCACTCGTGAAGCATAACGTACGGGATTTCTTCCGGAGGCGTGTTGTTGTCAATCCAGATTTCTCCCTTGGGAATCCATTTGTAGCGTTCGGGATTGCCACCCTGGACGAAGTCCGAGTCGACGTGGTTGCGAATGTGCTCGCCGTTGACGGTGAACGCCTTCAGGCCGTGCTTGCATGCTCGGTTCAGCGGCGTCTTGAGCAGCATCGGGTCGTCCTTGGGGAGAGCTTCCGCCTTCCCAAAGTTTTCCGACTTCTTCATCTTCTGAGCTTGTAGCACTTGACGAACCAGATTCGTATCACCTTCGGGGCCATGAAGATGGTCCCAAATACGGGGCGGAATACCGTCTTTGATATCAACAAACTCTAGAGAATCGCCGAACTCATCATCTGGGTCATTACTATTGTAGGGGGTTCCATGAACATGTGCGCTGAAGCAGTAGAGGTCCAGGTTGTTGGATGATTCATGGAACTCATGGAGGTAGGAGAGTGAAAAGGGAATCAGCCCCGTCTCTTCAAACAATTCCCTTTCTGCCCCGTCACGAGGGTCCTCGCCCTCATTGAGATGTCCACCCGGCAAAGAATATTTCCCATTGTCTTTCCTTTTCCCAAAGAGAAGCTCGCCAGAGCCATTGTAGGCCATTATAAGTGCCACACCAGGCATCATACCGCCCCAAACCTGCGAAGATATTCAAGTGTAGAGCCAACAATTGCCGCATCATCCTTCAACAGGCCCAGGGCCCGATTACAAGTACCACAAAGCATGGCGCGGACGTGCCCCGTAACATGGCTGTGGTCTACCTGAAGTTTTTTGCTTTTTTTGCAAATAGCGCAGCGCCCCTCTTGAGCATTGACCATATTGTCTACTTGTTCAGGAGTCAGGTCGTACGATGTTCGTAGGTGACGGGCGCTTCTAACTCCAGGATTGGATACGTACCACTTACGCGTCGCCCTCTTTACGGACTCGGGATGAGCCGCACGCCATTCCCGTGTGTATTTATTCGTACAAGACCGGCACTGAGACAGCAGCCTTCCATTTTGGCTACCGAACTCCGATTCATCCTTCTCTGTCAAGCACTTGGTGCACGTCTTCATTACACGCCAATATCAGACATTTCCTACCTGGAAGGTCCCTACGCCGTAGTACGATTTGATTTTCTTGGTGAGGCGCTGACGTTTTTCCGCGAGGTCCTTGAGGCGGGGGACGAAGATTTCGGAACCCGGCGTCGAGACGCTCTGCGAGAGCCCGTCGATGCTCATCGACGAGCCTTGCGTGCGGCCGTACGTGGCCGAGAGCTGCGAGAGCACTTCCATCGCAGCGATGCAGCCAATGAGGTCGTTCATGACCTTGGGAATCATGCCATCTGGGAAGCCTGCCGTCCCTTTGATTTTCCAGAACGACGCCATCCAGTACTGACCCTTGCCCTGGAACACCGAGAGCATGAGAGCGCCGGCCGCGGTGGTCGGAATCTGGGGTTGGTTGCCGCTGGTCAAAGCGATGGTGATGGGGACGAGGTTGAGCTGGCCCTGGTGGGCGTTCGCCATCTCAATCCACTCCAGCGGGACCTGATACAGGTCGTCGTTGCTGGCGAGGTTGACGGTCATGGACTCGATGGAGGTGATGGGGCGCTTCTTCAGGCGGAAGTAGCCGAAGCTGTCGAAGTCGCCCTTGTCCCAGGCGTACTTCTCTTCGAACGCGGTCGGGAAGATGATGATGCCGGTCTCCAGCTCTGCGGACGCGACCGCCTGGTCGATGTAGTCCATCAACAGGTCGAGGGTCATGACCATCGCCTGCTTGGTGATGGGGTCCTTCAGTGCGGAAACGAGGGGGATACCGAACAGGTGCTTGGTGCGGAGCTTCTCCGGCGTGATGAGCGGTTCGCACCGCTTCCACATGCTGTCGGTGCCGCCGTCGGGGAAAACATCCCCGAGACCTTTTTTGGTGAAGGTGAAGTCAGCCACGGATTACCTCACCCGCAGCATGACACCGGGAACGGACGTGAAGCTGAGGATGCGAGTCGAGGGGCCGGGGGCGGGCTGGGACAGCTCCATCCTCAAGTTGACGGTCCCGCGGAGGGGGTCGCTGGCCAGCAGGGGAATGGACCAAATCGACGGGTCTTGCGCGAACGGAATCGAGGCGTAACGACGCACGACCTTCGCGTCGTCCACGTTCATGAGGGTCACCACGAGCGTGGAGCCGGCGGGCGGCATGTAGCGGCGGCCGGCGGGGCTGAAGCCCTGTTCTGCGCGGTCCAGGCTCAGGTCGACGATTTGGAAGTAGAAGGTCTGGTCGTCGCCAGCGTACATTTCGAGTGAATTGGCGATTTCCATGCTGTTCACGGAAACCACGTCATTCAGAAATCGGGCAGAGAGGAGCATCGCCCTCCCAAGATTGTGTCTAGTTTGCCAGGCCGGTCGTGGGCTTGGCTGCCAGGATGGCGTCGACCACCTGCTCCGAGGAAGCGTCCTCTTCCTTGGTCTTGCGAATGTAGGCGGCCAGCACGTGGGCGACCTTGTAGAAATCCGGGTCGGCATCCATCTGGACCGGCATCACCGTGTCGACGTATTCCGGAGTGACGATTTGAATGAGGCGGTCGACTTCTTCCCTGCAGCCGAGGAGCGCGTGCTCGTAGGCGAGACAAATCATCCCTTGGTACAGGATGTTCGGAGCAATCTCTCCACGCTTGGCCATTCCTCGCAGCGCGACCTCGACTTCCTCCATATTCGTCATGTGGCTCATCTATTCTCCGTTGCGGTACGACTCTTCCCAGTGCGCCTCGACCTCGGGGTCGCGCTCGGTCATCTCGGTGCCGAGGAGTTGGTCCATTTCCTTCTGGAACTTGTTCGGGTTCGCCCCCGCCCGGATGGCGGCTGCGATTTCTTCAAGCCTTGCTTGTACGTTCATTTTGTCTCTTTATTCTCTCGATGAGGTCGCAGTCGTCGCAGATGTACTCGTCGAACGGGACCCCGGTTATGTACCTCCCCCACTGACCGGTTCGGTTTTTCTTGCAGCGCGGGCACAGACACCCGAACAGCAGGTATTTCAGAAACTCCATCAAAACACGCCTGGCGGCCGAGGCGACATAGGCGTTTCGCCCCTGGCCTTCAGCTCGTCATTGAATTTGTTGAGCAGCACATTCTCGTAGTGCCTCGTGACCAGGTCCAGCAGCTCTTTGAACTCCAGGCCGGCAACTCCGGCAGTCAAGGCCAGCGCGAGCGAGAGCGCTCCCACACCGAACGCCACATTCCCTTTCACCAGGTCTGCTGCCAGCGTGGTGAGCTTGGCACCCGCACGATACACCATCTCCGCATCTTCGTCGGATAGGACTGGTACTGGCTTCTCGGTGGGCATCTTCTTAGTATTTATAGCGAATCCGAAGGCCCAGACGCAAAAAACCCCGGAAACCTTTTCGGCGTCCGGGGTCTTTGTGGCCTTTTCAGGCCTCGACTGACTGCGGTATTAGCGCAGATTGTCAATCAAGGCGTTCTTGCGGGGCTGCAGGACCGCGAGGCTCAGGAAGCGGAAGCTGGCTTCCGGCTGGCTGAGGTCGACGACTGCGAGCTTGAGCCGCGAGTACGGGGCCAGCTCCTTGAGGACCATCGTGTCGCCTTCCAGGAGGAAGCCGGTCACGAAGCCGGGGAGCTTGTTCCCGAGGTCCGTGAAGGACACCGTGCCCGTGTTGTTCACACGACCGATGTACTTCTCCGAGCCCACAGCGCCGCCCGCGAGAGTGCGGTAGACGTTGTAGTAGCGGCTGATGCCCGAGCCCGCCGTGATGTTCAGGACGACGCCATCGCCCGTGGTGCCGATGGTCACGGAGTAGGCAGCCGCCGGAACGGACTCCCCAACTTCGGTACCCGCGGTGACGCGGTAGATGTAGACCTGACCAGCCGTGAAGGCCGTGACTGCGCCCGACACCGCTTCCGATGCGTTCGGAGTCGTGGTCGAGAACGTCGGCGCCGAGGGGCCGAGGGCCCGAGTCGGAGCCGGACGGGTCTTGCCCGACAGGAAGCGCGAAGCTTCGATGTCGACCGTGCCGTTGCTGACGTACTGCTTGCGCAGGTCGCCACCAGTGTTGCCCTGTGCGCTGCCGGAGAGCACGATGCGCTCCTTGGCGAAGACGAGCTTGTTGTAGGCCGAGAGGACCTTGGGGTCGACGACCAGCTTCTCCGCGTTCCCGTGGTTCATGGCCGAGCGCACGTGTGCGTCCTCAATCATGTCCTGGGTCATGGTGCCACCGCCGCTGATGACCACGCTGTCGTCCGAGCCGAACTCGGCGAACATCAGGTCACGCGTCTGGCGCTGGCTGTCCGACTGACGAATCTGCAGGTCGAGACCGTGCATATTCGGCAGGGTTGCCACCGACAGGGGGTTGCCGTCGAACACGCCGCCGTTGCTGAAGTCGGCGAGGCCACGGAAGCAATCGAACTCCACGTCGCCGGCCAATTTCTTGGCTGCGTCGGAAGCTGCGCGCTCTTCGGCCTTGATGCCGTCGACAGTTGCGACCATGTTTGCAACGATGGTCACACGACGAGTGTGCGAGTAGTAGGCCATGGGAACGGTGCAACGGACGAAGTCGGAGACCTCTTCCTGCCCAATCCCGCCCTCGATTTGCGCCGACCCGCCGAAGATGCCGTACGACAGCTGCCTGTCGAATTGCGCGAGGGTGCTCTTGCACGACTCGATTTTGAGCATCTTCTGGAGGATGAGGGCCTTGTCCTGGAAGCACACGTTCTCCATGACGGTCGAAAGGTCTTCGACCTGGAGAGCTGCGCCCTGGACGAGAGTCCCCGGTGCTGCGTTGTAGCTGCTTGCTTCGAGGGCTTTTACGAGGCCCTGGATTTGCTCGATGACGTCTGACATGTTCGTTTTCCTTTGTGTTCCTGAAATTTGTGGGGTTTGCCCGGCTGAATTCTGGGGTTACCCCCGATTACTTGACCTCGAACAGATGGGCAATCTGGTCGACAGAGCTGAAACCGAGGCAGAAAGAAGAAATCTTCTCTCGGTCGGACTTCTTGAGGTCGGGGCGCTGCACGATGTCTTTCAACTTCGCGTCGATTTCCGACTTCGACATTGCTTCCACGTTCGCCGTCTTGGGCTTCGTGTTCGGCATCTCGGTGATGGAGGTCACCGACTTGCGCATCGGGGTCGTCAGAAAGACTTCGACAGCCTTCGAGAGGACACCGACCGAAGCTTCCAGCGTCGCGATGCGAGCTGCGTCTTCGGACTTCTTGACGGCATGGAGAGGATTCTCACCGTTGGCTTCCGGGTGCTCCGTCATGCCGACCTCGGCCTTGAGGGCCGGAGTTGCATCGGGGGCGGGGGGCGCCGAAGCGTCCGCCGGGGGGCCTGCGGGGGGAGCACCTGCGTCTGCGCCGGGAGCTGCCGGGGGCGCCGAAGCGTCCGGAGCGCCCTGACCGAGAGAAGCGAAAATCACTTCCTTGGCAGCGAGATAGAGAGCCCTCACGTGCTCGATGGGCATCTGGGCCAGCTCTGCCTGAATGGCTGCCGGGTCCACTGCACTTGCGTCGGCCATGGGGTCGCCGCTTGCACCGTCTGCCGGAGGAGCGCCTGCCGATGCCGAAGCATCTGCCGGAGGCGCGTCGTCCGCGTCGCCATCACCTGCCGGAGGACCATCCGTCCCCGCTGGAGGCGAGGCGTCGCCGGCCGGAGCCGAGGACGCGGAGGCGTCGGAAGATGCGGACGTGTCGGGCTGAACCTCTGCTGAGGTTTCCTCACCTGGTGCGGCCTTGACCAATTTCTCGGCCTCGCCCTTCACCAGACCCTCAACCTCTGTCGCCACATCAGCGAGCAGCTGCTTGAGGTCTTTGTCCTTGATATTTTTCATGGTTGTGGCTCCTATGGCCCCTGTTTAGGGGATTACTGAGCCGCCTGCATCGGGAAGTAGAGCGAAGCCTCGTAAACGGCCTTCTGCTTGTTCGCCGTATTGAACGTGGTCACGGCAGGAACCGTACCATTCGTTTCCTTCCACAGCTCGACGCGGGTACCGAGGGTCATCACCTCGCCCAAGACGTAGAGGAGGGTGGTGTCGGCAAGGAACTGGTCCGTCGCATCGTCACCGGCTTCGATGGCCAGCTGCACGACAGAGGGAGTGAAAACTTCCTGGTCGAGGCCGAGAACGTTCTTCGTGAGCGCCCAGGCAATGGCCTTCACGCGGATGAAGATGTTCTGCTCGGTCGTTGCGGGGGTCGAGTCGGCCGTGATGCTCAGGGTCGCGTCGCCGTTCGTGTCGAAGGCCTCCGTGAAGACGAAGGTCGACGGCAGCCGCTTCTTGAGGCGGTCACCGAGTTCGAGGGCGAGTTTGTTTGCTTTTGCGCTCATAATTTCAAAAATCTCCGTGGAGTGTTGGTGGGCAACTTTCGCAGCCGCCCTTGGTAAAGAAAAGATTGAGCCGCCGCCGAGACAAAAAACTGCGAAAGGCAATCTTTGATTACTGAATGACCAAGTACACATGCTCGAAGTGCGGCCTGGAGCAGCCTTCGAACAAATTTCACGAATCGATTGCGAACGGCCGAAAAAGAACCGTCACATCCCGATGCAAGGGATGCCGAAGCGAAGCCAGGTACGCAAGGAAATACTCAACGGTTTGCAGGCAATGCCTGAAGCACCGCAAACTGGACCAGAACTCGTACTGCAATAAATGCAACGAGGAGAATTACCTGCGGCAATGTCGTGGGGCATGCGGAGCCCTACTGCCGGTTCTGCTCGAATTCTACGGGAAGCGCCGAATCTGTAAGCGCTGCGAGCAGGCGCTCCGGGTCCTTAGGGACTTCCGGGTGTAGGAGCGACCTCAGGGGTCGCAGCCGGCGTGGGTGCCGGGGTCGGCTTCAGAATTTCGCTGACCGCTGCCGCCTTCGGCTGAGTCACGGGCAGAGGACCTTCATTGCCGGGCACCAGGGAGTGTGCCAGGTTGGGGACCTGACCGATTTTCCACTTGTCCTGGCCCGTCTTGGGGTCGATTTTCTGCTTCTTGGCCTCGTACATCGCCTGGTCGGCAACATGAGCCGTGTGGCCGAAGCCGAATGCCATGGAGAGCTGGTGATGCCCTTGAATTGGAGGCATCTTTTCGAGCTTCGAGCTGAGAGAGCGGGCGAACTTGGCCGCATGCTCGTGGCTGGGCACGTGGGCGACGAATTCGTCGCCGCCGCTACGGAACAGCTTCCCGTGGACGTCACCAACGGACTCGTCCATCGCCTCGCGAGCTGCTTTGCCGAACGCTTGAATGGCCGAGTCACCCGCTTCATGACCCATGGTATCGTTCAGGGCCTTGAAGTTGTTGCCGTCCATCTGGATGTACGTGCCGGGCTGCTTCTTCGCAGCGAAGTCGAGCCATGCCTTCTTGTTGCCCATGCCCGGCGTCATCGAGTCTTCGTAAATGTGCTTGGTTGCCGCCGCGGAGGAACCCTTCGGCAAGTGGCCTGCGTCTTCTGCTGCACGCATGTACTGCAGAAGGGCGCCAGGGTCCATGTTGAAATTTTCTGCCTTCTGCAGCAGGTCTTGCAACTGGGCCTCCATTTTCTGAATCTGCTGGAGCACTCCGCCGGTCTTGTAACGAAGCTTGGCCCGGCCCGTGTGAGCGTTGCTCAGAATGGTCTGAACCTCGGGATGGGTGAGGCGGTTGCCGTCGAGCAGGTACTGCCCGCTGTGGACTTCGAGCGTGTGTGGATTGTCCATGCCGGCGCGGTGGTACTCGAACACCGACGGGGGACGAGGACTGGCCTGGGGCATGGGCGTGTCGACGAGAGGGGTTGCGGCAGCCGACTCGGGCGGTTTGTCGGCCGCGGGAGGGGTTTCGACGGTCAGGCTAAGGTGGGGCGACATCTTCATCCCGTGAATGGTCGAGACTTCCTTGGTCGTCAACGGACCCTCGGGGAGGAATCGCTTCAGGAGGCCGTAGTAATCCTCCAGGTGATGGATATCACCGTCGTGGAGCATGAAGCGCCCTGCGCGGTGTTCCTTGCCGTTGATGCGGAGACGAAGCGCGTGCACCGTCGGGATTTTGGGGTCCGCCAGCGCGGCGACCGCGAGGTCCGAGGTTGCTTTGCGAAGCTGGATGTCCAGAACGTCGGCGCGAACCGACTTGGCGAAGTCGGGGAGGTCATCGTGTTCCTCACGGTAGCGGGAGGCCTCCAACAGGTGGGGAACCAGGTGGGCGAAGAACATCATCTGCGCCGGCACTTCGCCATGGTCCTGGCGGTACTGCGCATGGAGGGCCAGGAGCTTTGCGTGGAGCTTGTCGTCCAGCTCGGCTTCAGACTTCTTCACCGGGTTGACGAATTTGTCGATGCCCATCCAGAAGGGCATGTGCGTGGAGCCCTCGTTGGCCGCAGCTCCGTTGGCGATGCCGCGATTGCGCTCGTCCTGAGCAATGGAGGTCCAGTGGCGCCAGAACGCAGGGAAGTTGGCCTGCTCGGGGTCATCCTTGAAGTGGTGCCCGTAAATCGGGTGCTTCTGCATGATTTGCGCAGCCGGATGATTCTTGGCATACCAGCGGTCGATGCCTTCGAGAATGTGGTGGTTGTTGGCGTTCCAGAGCACGGACTTCAGGTAGGCCAGGGTATGGCTGTCGTGGTCCGTGTCCATTCCGAAGAGGTGGCGAACGATATGGGTGTCGGGAACGAAGCTGTTGCCGCCGCCGAGCATCGTGAACGCGAATCGTCCGGTCTTGGGAGCAAGGCCGGGGATGGGAACGCCCTGGTACTCGCCGAACTTCTTGTGGGCCTCGGCCTCTGCGTGGGCCTGGAGGTCGTCCTTGAGCCCGAGCTTGTCGGCCTCGGCTTCAATCGCCTTTTTCTTCTGGGAGTCACCAGTGACGGATGCGCCCTTCGGCCCCATCCCACCAGCGGCGCGAGCCTCGGCAATCTTCTGGGCGATGTAGTCCGACTTGTGATTTGCCAGGCCCAGCTCGACCTTTGCTTTCCCGGCCACCTTCGACTTGAATTGCTGACGCTGAGCCTTCCAAGCAACCTGAGCCGCCTTGTGCTTCATCAGCTCGGCGGATGCAGCGCGGGCATCGGTTCCGTGGCGCTTGACCATGTCGACGAGGGTCGAGTGAAGCTTGTGGTACTGGGCGATGTTCTTGAACTTGTTCTCGCCGAGCATGAACGACATCAGCTCGCCAGCCTTGCGGCCCTTGCCTTCGGAGTCGTTGCTCAGGTGGACGTCGGGCTGCTCTTTGAAGTATTCGCCCGCGTTGCGGGGATAGTTCGTGCCCTGGTCCTTCATCATCCAATGCTTCTTGGCCTTTTTGAAGTCGGGGTCGCGGGCGTCGATGCCGAGGTCTTCGAACGTGTCGGCCATGTGCGAGTACATCAGCTCGTGAGGCCGAATCGGGGTGTTCGGGGAGAGCATCGAGAAGACGGCCGCGTGCATGACGACTTCTTCGGGCAGCTTCCCGTTCTTGGTCAGCTCATGGACGCGCGCCCAGTTGGGCATGACCTTGTTGGTGTGGAATTCTTCGATGGGCTTCGAGGTGTACAGCTCGCGGAAGCCTGGGTTGGGCCCGTTTGCTGGAACCTTGGACATGTCGGTCCCAGCCGGAACGTGGAGCGCGCCATCTTTGTAGAACGGCTTGCCCTTCGTTGCCACGGTCTTCGTTTCGAAACCCTTATCGGGGTTGTACAGCGGGAAGCTACCTTTCGGGGTATGAAGGATGCCCTTCTCCTCGTCGAAATGGTAGCCCTTCATCTTCACGGGCTGAGTGGGAATGCCGCGAATGGTGCCGTTGGCGATTTTGACCGGCGCTGCGTCCTCTTCGTCCGGCTCTGCGACCTTCGGAGCTGCTTTGGGAGCGGCAGTGGGCGCTGTCGTGGGGGCCGCAACCTTCGCCGCCTCTTTCTTCTTCAGCGCGCCCTGCTTGACGTGAATATCGTCGACGGCGTCGCGAAAGTGGTCGAGGAATTCTTCGCTGGCTTCGGGAAGCTCGGAGCGCAGGAACTCCTTGAACTCCGCCTTGTCGAAATCCTTCTTGTCCTTGCTGTATTTCTTGTAGGCCGAGAACACCTTGCGGCCGAGGTCCTCGCGCTGCAACGCTGCGCCTCCAACGAGAGACCCGGGCGCGCCCGCGTACGAGCCCGCCGAGAGAGCGTCCTTTGTCAGGGGCTCAGACTCGATGATGCTGGAGTTGATTTCGGTGGTCCCGCCGAGCCGTTGGTACAGCGGGTTCTCGCTCTTTGCCGAATCCTCGAAGTCGAGGAGGTCTTTGACCTTCTCCTTGGTGTGTTTCTTCTCGAAACCCTCGGGAGCGTTCGGGTCCTCAATCAGGTCGCTGGTCGCGGTGCGGTTGCAGGGCTTGATGGTGCAGGCGAGACGGCGAACCACGCTCTGCTTGAGGCGGTTGCCTTCTTTTTCGAGAGTTGAGCCCTCGACCGACCAACGGCAGGAGATGGGCTCCCCGTTGGCAACGTTGTCGCGAATGATGGCAGCGATGGCTTGTGCCTGCGGGTGGCCGGCGCCGTCGAACAGGCGCACGATGCCGGTGATGAAGGGGAGTTTGATTTGCTTCCACTGGGCGCGCTGGAGGTCGTTCTCGCAGTCACCCTCGGTATAGATTTTCTTGGCGAAGATGACCTTGCCGACGATGGAGCTGGGGCCTTTCTCATCTCCCGAGTGCTCCCAATTAACTGCCATACCTCCAGGAGATTCCCAATCAGAAATGTCAGCACCAGCAACATCCAAAATCTCTCCAGAGCTATCCACGGCCTCGGAACCAAGAACTGCAGCAATGAGCATACCGGTAGAAAATGCCATTTACGCCTCTACCCGATTTCTAAATCCACGGGAACGCGTAATCGCGCCTTCCATTTTCAGCACCCTCCATGCTACTTTTGCTCCCGTTTTTACAACGGCAGCCACAGCTCGCGTCGACATTCCTTGCCTATAGAGACGAACTACTTCCGCACGCTGCCCATCACTCAGGCCTGCGCGAGTACGCGACATCTTCAACCTGGTTTCTTTACTGTGCTTCCTACCCCAAAGGCCGCCATCTCCCCCGTCTGTGCTGTTCGTAAGACGAATTCCGACCCTACGAGCTTCCGCAATCCATTCTTGTTCCATTGTTCCCAGGTCTTGCGGATTTTCAGCTTCTTCCAAAATCTCAATCCGGGGCGCCAGTCCTACACCCAAAAGCTCTCGTACCCAATTATTTTTATGGGTTGGGTCACGCAATTCCCAAATCCTTTGATGGCGCTTGGGCCTGAGCACCCCACTACAGCTTTTCCCTATGTACCGCCACTGCCCATCTCGGGGGTCGACGAGAGCATAAATCAGGTACTTAGAAACGTGGCTCACCTACCCAAGATTGCTGGCCCAACTCTCTACTTGACAAAGCTTGGGTAAGTGTGGTAATCTTACAAGTTCCAATGAAGCCCGGCAACAATCCGATAAGTCCGTAGACCTCCGTCATGGGTGTCATGCGCAGGCTCGAAGCACCGGCCCTTCTTTTCAGGAAAGAGGGGTCTGCGGCCAGCGTACTAGTGCTCGGGCACGGGGCAGGTAGGACGGTCCGCAAGGACGCCACGGTCCATCTGGCGGCTGGGAATGTCTACCAGAGGCGAAATTCCTTGCCCGAGTACGGGAAAATTGTTAGAGTAATTCAACACAACGGCCAAGTCGGCCTCTACTTCGAAGGATACGGAGAAAACCCCTGATGGCCCAGCTGCGCAGACTCAAGGATGAACATTCGGTAGATTTCTTGACAAGGGCAGCCAAGATGGCAGGACCAAAGGGGTATGTGGAGACGCTGGACGGACCGCTGTGCGCCAACTGCGCTCCATTCGGAGACGTGGGACCCGAAATCAAGTGGCTCGCGGTCTCGATGATTGACTTGAGCTGCTACAACTGCCCGGCCGGGGCCGAAGAAGAGGCGGCGTGAGCAGCCTCGCAGAGGAATCCCCCGACTACCCCACCAAGGTGGCCGAGTTTCTCGCGAAACACAAAATGGAGCGCCTGCCTTGGGGCTTTATCGTCGCCCACGGGAACCTGGTGTGCGTGTCAACCTTCCAGGAACGGAAGGACCACGAGCTAGGCGTGCTGCCGAGCGAACTCGTCGTGGTCGAAGGCGATAAACTTGACACCCCCGTCACCATCGAACCCGTAACCGCGGCTGAGGTAAGCGAGAGTGCACCGGCAGTGCGGGTGGAGACCCCCCATCGAGGGACTGGCGTCACCGCGTTTGTGGTACCCCGAAGCAATCTGGCTGAGCTTCCATACCCGGGGCACGGGGGAGTCCTTCAGGAGATGGAGCCGCTCGCACTCGTCACAGAGGGCGAGGTCGCGGACGACAACGAAGAAGACGTTCGGGTCTGATTCGCCGGCCGAGGCCGCCACCTTCACAATTCCTTCAGCGGTGCCCAGGTTGCGGGCCCCCGTTGCTTCCGTGTCGACGATACGGGTGACGTCGGCCGTGACCTTACCCCAGAGACCGGCCAGCTCGCCGCCGAGGACCGTTTCCATGTTGGTTTTGACGCCCTTGCGAGACGATTCGGTGAGCCAGGAGTTCACGGCGTGCACGACCTTGGCCTTGGTCGCCGCTTGTTGGGCATCCAGGTAAGATTCGACGACGCTGGTCAGATTATGGAGCGTGCCCTCATCGGGCCTGGTGCTCTCTTCGGCGGCGGCGGCGCGGTAGATGCCGGGGATGGACAGCTCGGGCCTGAACCCAACGAGAATTTGCTTGTCGGTCCGACGCTTGAGGTAGTCGGGCCCGAGAACACGTAGTTTGAGCCGCTCGAAGACTTGGTCCACTGCGGTGTGGACGAGTTTGAGGCCCCCGCGACTGAGCGTCTTGGTGGCCATCGTTACCTCTTCTTGTGTTGCTCGACGACTGCCAGAATTTCCTTCGTCGCCAGCCGAGTTTCGTCGGCCAGGCCGCGCTGGAAGTGCTGGAGGGTCTGACGGTGTTGCGCCAGGAGCTTCTGCTTGGACCGCGGGAGCGAGGATTCACTCTTGGTCAGGAGTCCGATGGCTTGGTCGATGGAACGGGTCAGGTCTTGGCCCTGGTCGGGCTGCTGGGGAGGTGCACCTGCTTCGGTCGGCTGTTCGCTCGCGTCGGTCGGAGTCTGTTCCTGCTGTCCGGGGGCGTCGCCCTCTTCACCGCCTGCGGGCGCCTTGTCGTCGCCACCGCCTTCTCCCCCTCCGTCGTCACCACCACCCTCACCGCCGCCGGGAGGGCCGCCAGCCGCAGCCTGTTGCTGCTGGGCCTGCGCCTGTTGCTGCATCTGCTGTTGAGCTTGCTGCAGCTGCTGGAACTGGAACCAGAACGGGTCACGAAGATACTGGAGGTTTGGGTCCTTGGAGGCGCCTTCGACGCCGAAGAATTTCTCGACAATTTGCCCCACGGGGATGTATTTGTCGATGATGGCCTGCCATTGGGGATTCAGCAGGAACTCGCCGCCGAACTCTTTGCCAATGGGCTTCTTCTCGACCTTTTCGAGGACCTGGTCCGTGGTCATGTGGACCGGCATGACCTGAATCAGGCCAACGGTCTCTTTTTCCTCGGTCTCCGCATCGAGCCCCTTCAGCTTCAGTCGGCAGAGCGTCGAAAGTTTCTTGTCGATGAGGGGGAGCAGGTGCGAGTTGATGAAATCTTCGAATTGAGCGAGCAGCGGGCGAATGCCGATGTCTCGGCCTGCCTCCAAGCGGTATTCGTTGTTCGACTCGCTGAGTGCTTGGTTGTTGGTACCTCGCGAGAGGTAGCCCCAGCCGGGAAGCTCGTCGGGGGACATCTGGAACGCCGAAAGGATGATGCGGGCGTTCTGGTCCGTCAGGTACTGGAACTCGGCATCGCGGGAGCCGTTGTCGATGGGCTGCCAGGTGACTTCGTCCGTGGTCGACACGCCGAACACGGGCATACGCCAAGCGTTGTTGACGCTGTTGATGCGCGCGTTGAATTCTTGCTTGACGCGAGAGATGGTCGTCTCATCGATGTCGTCCGACTTGAAGACGAGCATGCCACGGGCAGCACGGCCAGTCTGGAAGTAGATTTTGTTGTGCGACGTGATGTTGATGTGCGTCGTCACCGCCGAAATCATCGTGTCGATGGGCGTGACGGGGTACCCGTCCAGCTCGACGTCGAGGACGGGGTAGAAGTTGCGCACAATCATTTCTTGGTCGGTGAAGGCCTGGATAGCCTGCGAGTCGATGACCTGAATCCACTCGTACTCGTCCTTCTGATAGCGCTCGGGAATCAGCTTCTCGTTCTTCATCCTCTGCAGGATGTTGAGCGCTTGAGCACGAACCGCGTCTTCGGCAGATTTCTGAGGCGTTGCCTTGAAGATGGTGCCGGCGTCAGTCGGACGGAAAGAGTGGAACGTCTTCTCTTTGGTCTGCGGGTCCGTCGTGTAGATGATTTCCGTCGCCGTACGACCCAAACCTACCGCGTTGCGCGTGGTCAGCATCAGGTAGTCGGAGAAGGAGAGCATGTCCTTCGTCTTGACGCCCTCGGTGGAACCGCAAGTGGAGAAGAGGGTCACTGCACGCTGAATGCGCTCCGCCAGCTCTTGCTTCTGGGTCTTGTTGTACCGGTCGATGACGCCGGGGTTCGTCTCAATGACGAAGCCGGGCTCGTGGCGGTCAACACGGGGACGGCCGAACGAAGAAACGTGAGTCTCGCGAGCGCGAACGATTGCCGAGACGAGGTCGTCCTGGATGATGATGCGCTTGAGGATGTAGTCGGGGATGAGGCGCTGCTTCGCCTTGTAGACCGACTGGTAGGTATTAATTAAATTCGGGTCGGTCTCAAATGCAAGACGATTGATGGAGTCCTTCGGCCCATTCAGGATGTTGAGAATGGACTTTTCGAGGGTGTTCTTCCCCTTGATTTGCGGCTCGGCCTCCAGCGGGTCACCATGGAAGCTGACCTTCCTACCCTTGGGTTTCTCCACCTTGGCGAGGGCCTCGATAGGAGCGATTATGCTCGACGAGGAGGCCATTACTCAGCTGAAATGACGAGGACGTTGGCGACGGTGCTTGCTTGGTTGACGACTTCGAGCTTCCACACGGTCCCGATTTTCAAAAAGGCCCCAATGAACTTGGGGTCACCAGGAATCAGTGGCTCCACAAGGCTCGTGTCTCCGGTATCCCCATTCAGTCGCACAGAGATTTCCTGGTCAGACTCGATGACGATGAAACGCTTGGCGCGAGTATAGAAAGCGAGACTAGTGTTGGTGGGTGTGATGCCAGTCTGGGGACCAAGGGGTGAAGTGCTTTGAAACTCAATCCAGAAAGGATTGACAGACAAAACGTCGTAAGAATGTCGAGCTGGCGCTGCCCAGGCAGCTCCCAGCTTGACGGTGTCACCGACTTGAACGCCTACCGCGGAGAATGCCTGGAACTGAACGTTGGAAATGGGAGTAATATTCTCATTAACCCCAGAGAAAACCTCTCCGTCGTTGCGGGCAAGTGAAAGAACAGTGCTTGAAGCAGAAAGAACTTTCCAGTAGCCCTCATTCAAGGTGTTGAATGGAGAGATGACATCTCCCGTGCTGACGCCTGGAATAAAAACAACGTCACCAACTAGAACTCCCGCGAAGGGGGTGCCAGAGCCGGCTGTGACAGTCGCAGTCTGGTTTGGGTTGACCACCACCGAGAGCAAGATGCTGGTTACGACAAGAGCGCGGTCTGTACGAAATACAGGAGGAGTCCCGCCCGTGTTGGTGATTCGATACCGAGTAGGCTCCAGAGGACTGAGAGCGAGCGAGAACGCGGAAGTATTGTCGATGGCCGTGGCGCGGGTGCCGTCGAGGATGGTGAGCGCCGCCAAGGGGTCGATGGGGTACGACTGGGTGCCCGGATTGTCGACCGAAATATTGGAGATGGTCCGGCTCCAGTCAATGGGGCTCTGAACCGGATTACTTGTGGCCGCAGGGTCGTTGAACGCGAGGGCTTTGTAAATTAGCGTCAGTGCGGACATGGGTTCTGAGCTGAAGATTGTGGGCGGGTGCGGGGTTACCAGCTGATTTTGATGCCACCAGTGGTAATCGCTAGACTGCCGTCTGGAGCGCTGGTCGCCCCGTGCTCCTGAAGTACCTTGGCGAACCAGTTTTCCTTGGTGTAGACCCCATCTGGGGACGAGTCAGCCTGGGACTTCTCGTTCTTTTTCTGAATCGAGGAGGCAATTACGGTTCCCTTGCCCGAGAGCACATTCATCACGAGGTACCGAAGGGCGTCGCACTCGTCATCGTCAGTTTCATCGGGGACATCGGATGGTTTGCCGGCGGCGTCCAGCTTCCAGTGGTACTGGCTCATGCGCCGGATGAGCAGCTCGACCTGGGGGTCACCCGTCAGGAAGAACAGCCGCGGGTCGGCCATGGGCGGGGTGAGGTGCATGCGGACGATATTTATTCCGTCCAGCACCGAGCCAGGGCCCTTGACCCAGTTACGCATCTTGAAGCCCGACTTGCGGAACACCATGACCATCTGGCGGTTTTCCGGGTCTGCGAAAATGGAGGGGTTCAACGGCTTGATAATACTGCACGCCAAAACCTGCTGGTCTGGCAGCAGCTCGGCCTGGGCGATGACGTCCACGATGAAAATCCGCTGACCGTCCTGGAATCCAGTGACCACAGCGAAATTGTGCGTGAAACCGAAGTCCATCCCAGAGAAGGGCTTGAGCCCTTTCTCCCGCATCAGGGCGATGAGCTGCTCTTTGGTGAAGTTGTCGGGGTACTTCTCCCCGGTGATTTCCTCCGCCATCTCCGACGGGTCCATTCCGTGGACGTCACGGTCGAAGTTGGGGTAAATCAAGCCTTCGGTGCTGGGCTTCTTGCACAGCAGCTGGGCAAGCGCCATCGGCACAGACAGCCCGATGCCGGTAAACTGGTTGGTCGTGTGCGAAATCGGCCTGAGCAGCTTTGATTTCGAAGCCTGACGAGTAGCGAGGTTGCCATGGCAGGAGGCAAAGAGTTTGCAGTTTTGGAGGCAGCCGGCGTAGCCCTCCTCCGGCTTGAAATTCTCCTTGTCGTCATCGGAGAGAGCGTTGTACTTCTCTTCGGACACCGCACGGAGCTTGTTTTGGTCGACGTAGATGGGAATCTTGGGCAGCATCGGCAGGTGGCGGGTCGGAGGACACGCCTCGGTGACGTCGATGATGTTCCAGTGCCTGATTTGGAGCCGCTGCTCGCCGTCGCTGTCGGTCTGGTTGTCGATTTCCTTCTGGACCATACCGAACGAGAACTTTCGGGTGGACGCCAGGACGGTGATGGGCAAGAGCCCGTTGATGGGGGCAGGAATCAGCTTTGCTTCTTCGTAAGCTGCAGGGTTCCTAACAACGTCGACCTCGTCGACCACGAAGAATGGAACGTGGTCGGAGTTCGCGCCCTGCATGGTGCAGACAACGACCTTCACGTAGTTTTTGACTTCGATGTAGTCGTTGTTCTCGCCCTTCGGGAGCGCCTTGTACTCTTCCTTGTTCAGGTTTTTCCCGGTGCGCGGGTTGTTGTACCTGGTGACGACGGTCATTTCCTTGGCGTCACCATCGAGGTAGTCACGAAGGACAGGGCGAGAGAGAAACTTCTTCAGGTAGCTCTGCGCCTTACCACTCTGCGCCTTGATGGCGGCCATGTGGCAGACGTCCCTGCCCAAGTGCAGAATCATCAGCAGCTCCAGCACGGCGGCGCCGAGCGTCTTGAACGAGTCACGGGCGGCGTAGTAGAGCACCCGGTTGAAGGCCGGGTCGTCGTTCTTCATCGCCCGCTCGTAGACCTCCCAAATCATGTCCATGGGGGACGAGGTACTCTCTGGGTCGACGATGCAGTCGGGAAAGTCGAGGTCGAGGAATAGCCGAATCCAGCGATGCAGCATCGCCTTGGTGACGCACTTCGTGAAGATGATTTTCTTCTTGAGCGCCTCTTCGCGGTCTTTGTCGGGCTTACTCTGTGGTTTCTGCATCGGTGAATTCTGCGTCGGTCACTTCTCCGAGCAGCTCCCTCATGACCTTGTCGGCATCTTCGGCCGACACCGCAGCAGCGGCACCTTGGTGGTCGACCGTCAGGCCGCCCGTCACCTCGATGCGCTTCTTCTCCTGGCCGGTCATCTTCAGGAACAGCTCGACAAGGGCCTGCACTTCCTTGATGGTCTTCGGCAACGGGATACCGTCGAGCAGCTTGTCGTCGCCCGTGGCGATATACTGCTTGTATTTCTCAATCCACTTCTTGTTCGTGGCCTGCAGCATCGCGCTGACAAGCTCGACGCTTTCGAGCTGGGTCTGGGCGGCACGCTCGGGAATGGTCTGGATGAGAATGGCACGGTACTCAGCCAGTCGGCCATCCCAGTTTCCAGTGACCCTGGCAACCACGACCTGTCCGAGCGAGTACGACACCATCTGGCGACGAATCCCCTCGCACGTTGAGCCGGAAGCGAATAGGCCGTACATCTCCTCTGCCATCTCGGGCTTGACGTCCGGTTGGCTCATGTCGACAGCGTATTTGTAGGCGTCCAGCTCGCGCTTATTCAGAGACTTCAGGGAGGTTGCAATCCTGGCCTCTTTTGCGGACACCAATTCCGTACTCATTTCAGTTACTTGAAGATTACCGTTTTGCCCACCTTGACTCTGGTGACCCATTCGTCACCGAACAGCCACTTCACGCTCCTCTTCACAGCCTCGAACCGCCTGGTGGCCCTTTTGGGCAACTTCCCCTTGATTTTGCCGCGGTACTCGACGAATTTCTGCTCGGGGTCGACCTCGAATTCGAGCCTGGTCATGAAATCGTCGAACGCGAGCCGTCCCCAATTCTTGAGCTGGAAGATTTGGGCATCGTGAACCACCTCTGTCGTCTGGGTCAATCCCCGCAGCACCATGAGCTGCTCTTCGGGAGAGGCCTCTGCTTGGATGCTCGACTGCAGTTTCTCTTCCCTAGATGCCATGAATTCTCTCCTTCGCCATTGATGCCAAGACTTCGTTCGGCGTCCCAAACTTCGAGACAGACTTCGCCAAGTACGCTGCGAAGGCGAAGGGGATGCCCTCAGACTCCCTGACGGGGCCTACGCTGCGCTGTGTGTTGAACGTTCTGAGTTTGACACCTGGACCAGCCAAGAGCGCCTTGCGCGTCTCCAGGAAGCTCGCAGGGCCCTTCACGTCGATGCGGTAGTCGTGCTTCGGGTCGATGACGCCGTCGAAGGGAGCTTCGGGCGTGTCCAGCACGTAACGAATTTGCCTGACGACCTCTCCCGTGTCGAACGACTGCTTCGAGACGACTTTCCCGTCATCGAAATCGTAAAGCCAGAGAGCCCGGTCGGTGCCGGCGTCACTGAGCGAGCGCCAGCGGGGGGCGCCCACGTAGTGAACCTTCCCGAATTCCTGCGGCAGGTGGATGTGACCCGAGATGATGGTGTCCTGCGGCACCTTGTCGGGGTCGATGCCCTCGGGGGCGTAGAATCCGTTCTCGTACTGGGAGCCCCAGAAGGTTCCGTGGCAAATCACCGACCGGCCGCCCATCTTGCAGGCGTCCAGGAACTCGTCGTTATCGTGGAAATACGGCAGGAACAGGACATTGCCGTTGATGAGCGGCTTGTCAATCACCGTGATTTGCTCTTCGTGAGCAAGCATGGCGTGGACGCGCGGGTCACCCGACTCAGCACCCAGGTCGTGGTTGCCGACCAAGGAAGCGACGTTGAGCCCAGCCCGCATCAGCTGCCTGAAGGCGTTGCGCCAGAAGGCGAGAACCTCCACTCGGATTACATTATGGCAGTGGTACTGGTCTCCCAGGAACAGTACTTGGGCATCATGCGCCTTAGCAGTCTTCGCGATGAAGTCAACCAGAGCTTGGCAGTCGTCAAGCTCGTCGGGCGTGGCGTGAACGTCGCCGACGAGAAGGACTTTCAAAACGCCTGAACCGGAGGGGTGATGCTCGGAGGCGGTCGAACACCCAAGGGCTTGCGGTCGACCAGCAAGATGAATTGCGGCGGGCAGATGACGACCTTCTGGTCACCGACCTCGTACTCGTCCTTGCCCCATGACTTCTGGCCATCTCGCTTCACGTAAATCGTGTCGCCAGGACGAATTTCGTCATTACCGAAAATCACCTTGAGACCGACGAGGCTGCTCATGTGAGCGACCTCAGCAAATCCGTTGACGACCTTCAGCTCGACGCCCTTTTTCGTGAAGGGCTCACAAGCGACCGCTTTGTTTGTAGCCACAATCATTTTCCTGCCTCCAAGTACAGCCTAATTTGTTCACCACGGTCTAGCCCGTGATTTTCTACATGCCCAATTGCAATATTACAGGGGTAACAAACAATTCCACGAAACCTGCCAGTTACATGATTGTGGTCAGCTTGCCACCCCAGCTTATGACGAGGATGAATGCTTTTGCAAACATCACAACAAACAGCTACGAGGCGCGCTTGCTCAGCCTTCTCGTGCTCTCCTGGAGCCCAAGAAAATCGATGGGCTCTGCGTGAATGCCAGCCAGCTCTTGACATGTTGTTGGCCTTCCAGGTTTTGGAAGTTGCATTATGCCTCTCGCGGTTTGCAGCAAGCCACGCTCGGCTTGACTTTGTACAACAAGGCCTACACCTTCCGTCTTTGTAACGGTCTACCGATTTGCACTTCACACACGGCTTGAGAGACATCGACACCTAATTTATAGCGAATCTGACGCCGTGCAGTCGCAATACCTTGCGTTCGAATATTGTCAAACCCTGGATTGCGACAACCATCAGGTCGTTTGCCGAGGCCTCCTCGACCATGACGTCTGGACGGGTGGATTCGGGAGCTGCGTAGCGGTCGACGAGCCCGATGGTGTCGGGGTCGGTGTCCGTCGGAGTCATCGAGACTGTGGAGGCTGCCGCCAGGAGGTCTGCGATTTCATCCGGGGTCGTGAGCTGCTGGAGCTGGTCGGGTTTGACACACTCGTTGACCTGGGCGGCAAGCAATTCACAATCGACGATGCCGATGAGCTTGCTGAGCGCCTTGTTCGCTCGATAGAGCTTGCGCTTGTCGGCCGGGAAAAAATGCAGCGCAGTCTCCGAGTACTCCTCGATGAAGTTGCCCGTCATGCGCCCCATGGAGGTCGAACGAAACTGCCTCGGGACGATGGCTTCACCGGGGGCGTACTTGTCAATTCCCGAGAGCAGGCCTTCGAAGGCGATTTGGACGACGTCCATGCGCTCCAAATGGCTCTTGGGCGTGCTGCCGAAGAACACCCGGGCCCGGTTGATGGCCAGGGGGATGTTCATCTCGACGATTTCAGTGCGCAGCGTGAAAATCTGCTCCGACAACTGCGGCAGCTTCGACTTCCGGGGCCACTTCCGCAGCCCCATGATGAATTTCACGAATTGCGTGTTGAAGTCGAACGGGTAGAGACCCACAGCCGACTTCGCCTTCAGGACGGGAGCAATGGCTGCGGTGAACTTCTCCTGGCGCTCGCGGAAGTAGGGGCGCGCGGCGAGGATATTGCGCTTGGTGTCCGAGATGAACCGGATGAAGTCCTGGTAGGAACTCTCCCCGAGGGGATTGGCGATGAGGGTGGCGCGGAACTCCCGCTCCAGGCCGATGAGCCGGGTCAGCTGGTCCTTTTGGAGCACGTCGTCATTCTCGACGCCACCGTACTTGGCGATTTCCCGCTCGACCGACTTGGCGAATTGCTTGAAATTATCCTCTACAAACACGGTCATGGCCCTATCTCGGCGTAACTTGGGTAAATGTCTTGATAGATTTTACGTCTGGCCAAAGCATGCTTCTTGAGCACCTCGACGTTGGCGATGCCAAAGTCGATGAACGTGCAGTTGGCCTTGCCGGGGAAGAGCCGCGTGCCTCTGCCGACCGCCTGGCGAACCTCGATTTCAGACTTGCCGCCGCGGAGGTAGAGAATGGAACCAACTCGGGTGATGTCGGTGCCCATCACGATGCAGCTGGTGCCGACCAGGATGGGGAACTCGCCGCGGTTGAACGCAGCCACGAGCGCCTTGGGGTCGGAGTCGTGGAACTCGGGCGGGATTTTCTCTTTGTTCTCCTTGGTGACGCCGCCATGGGCGAATCGAGTCTCGTAGCGCAGGTGCGGCAGCAGGTACGAGAGCTGCTCCAGCTCGTCGATGAGAATCACCGTGGGGCGACCTTGTAGACTAACCGACTTGTTGGCGATTTCCGCCGCCCTGGCCGTGATGGTGTTGTTGTAAAACACGTGGGCGCGGGTCATGTCGTTCGCGTCCTTGCTGTCGAACTCGGAGTCGGTGTTGGCCCAAATCATCCGGAACACTGGCTTGCTCAGGAAGCCCTCGTCGACACCCTCCTGGACCGTCTTGCGGTACACGATGGGGCCGGTGATGCCTTCGAGCACGAGGTCTAGGCCGTCGTTGCGCATCTGGGTGCCGCTGAAGAAGAACCGGTACGGAGCATTGGCTACGAGGCCGAAGCAGACCTTCTGCAGCGTGGCCGCGGGGCACATGTGGCTCTCGTCCGAGACGAATACCTGCGCCTTGCTCAGCACCTTCCAGGCAGGGGAGTCGGGGGCCATGCGGGTCAACGAAGCTCCGATGGCGACCGTGATGAGCTTCTTGAAATCCTTCTTGCCGTCGCCGACGTAGCCGACGCGTGCTTTGCCAAAGTGCTTGGAGAGGTCGTCGTAGAGCTGCTCGGCGATGCTCTTCGAAGGAGCCATGACTACTGCCTGGAGGCCGATGGTCTTGAGCAGGTTGCGGATGATACGGGACTTCCCCAGCCCTGTACCGATTTCAACTGCGGCATGACCTTCGGCCAGCAGCGCGTCGTGTGCAAGAACCTGGTAGTACCGGTCGTCGTTCTCGGGGACTGTAGCCCAGGGGATGAGTTTGTGCTGGGGCAGCTTGAAAGTTTTCTGGACGTCATCGTCATCCAGAATTTCAGAGACCTGCTTCTGCAGCCCCGAGTAGGTCCAGATGCCGGTCTCGTCTTCGAAGAGGAGCTGCTTGTGCTGTTCTTCCTTCAGCGCCTTGAGCCGGTTGGTGAATGCCTCTTGTCCGTATTTCTGAACGAACCACCTACGCCCTGCGAGCGCTGACTTGATTTCCCAGTCGACCTTCTTGTCGGTGTACTTCAGAAATTCACGAAGCTTCCCAAGGTTCCCCTCATGACCAATGATTTGTATTTGAGTAGGGGAGCGGAGCTTTAGCATCGTGCCTTCACTTTAGTATCTATAGCGAATCCGATTGCTGCAGCTCGTTAATTAAATATTCCTCTGATAGCTAGAAAGTAAAGTAAGAGTTAAGTAAGAGTGCTCAGGCATTTCGCCATGGTAGCACCCTAATGGGGTGCCATATAGCTACCCATTAACGGGAGTAACGAGCGTTACCCATCGTTATATAATAGCCAACCCCAGATTCACTATAGAATCAACCATGGCGAAACAGAACTACATCGCAATTAATCAGATGATTTGGACAGACCCAGAGGCACGCGCTCTCAGCCCCTCTGCATTTTCACGCTTCGTATTTCTAATTGCTTGGTCCAAGTCGACCAAGAAGAATGGTCGCTTTTCCGACTTCGCGCTCCAGATTTGTGGCGGCAGTCAGGAAGACCTGCAGGAATTAATTAATGCCAAGGTTGTTGTGAGGACCGAGGAGGGTGACTACCTCATCCGCACCTTCGGTGAATGGCAACAAACTGCTGAGGTCGTCTCCCAGGCTGCCAGTGAAGCTGGTAGACTTGGTGCAGAAAAGCGCTGGAAGCCTCCGGCTCCAGCTGTCGTAGACGGCAATTTCGATATCGACCAAGCTGCTGCAGCTTCTTGGGCTTTGTGGCCTGATGCTTCGGAACCCAAGTTCCGCGAGAAGCGCACCGAGGGGATTCAGGCCTTCAAAGAAAATATCACCAGCGCCGAAGACTACCTCGCGTTTCAGGCTGCTCTCCAGCATCGGCTTTCAGCCTACCGCTCCGAACAGAGTCATGAGCGCCGCCGCTTCCTTGGAGCCTTCAAAAATTTCTGCACGAAGTGGCCCGACTGGGTACCCAAGAATTACGGAGTGACAGCAGCCCCGCCTGCAGCTCCAGCAATTCCAGTCGCAGTAGAAACTGCTCCCCCAGTCGAGGCTGTGTTCGATTCCTCGAAGCCCCTCAGTGAAAATCCAGAAGACTTCAAATTCCTCTTCAAGGACGAATAAGTGCCGAACATTATTTTTTCGACAGACCAGCAGACGGCGCTGCTGGGGTACGCGATTACGCAGGAGAGGGTCTACGAAGCTGCGGTCAAATTCGGCATCAGCGCTCCGTGGTTCTACGGCGTCAATTGCAAATCGGTCTGGGAAGCACTGACTCTGTTCCATGGGTCGATGCACCGTCACCCGACCCTCTCCGAGCTGAAGTCACAGCCCACCTTCACGTCCGAAGAGCCCAAAATCCGCGACGCTCGTCTGAAGTCCATCGACGAGGCGCTCGCGATGCGAGTAGAAATTGGGTTCGATACTCTGGTCACCCAGATTCGAGAGTGGGCGAAGGCTCAGCGCTTCCGTGAGGGGCTGGAGAAGTCGGCTGGATTCTACCAAAAAGGCGACACCACCCAGGCATACAAAATCTACGACGAGACCAACCTGGAGCTGCAGCGAATCGACCAGCAGGGGATGGCAATCAGGTACCAGAACGCTTACGAACGAGCCAAGACCGAACGCTCAGCTCGTATTGAGCAGGTCCCGAATGTGCTCAAGTATGGCGTCACCTACCTCGACGAGGCCACAGGTGGAATCGGGCAGAACGAGTTGGTTCTCCTCGGTGCCAAGACGGGTGTCGGCAAGACTCAGCTGATTACCCGCATCGCCGCCACGAATGCCAACGCAGGCAAGCGAGTCGCGGTGTTCGCGCTCGAAGCCGAAGAAGCGGAAATCGAGCGTCGAATCAAGTACACTATTCTGGCTCGGTTCTACAAAAACGACAACTCAGTCAGGGTCAAGAAGCCGATTGACTACATGACCTGGCGGCTCGGTCAGGCGGAGAAAGAGCTGGGCAAGTACGAGGATTTTGCTCTGAAATTGATGGAGCCCCTCGTGAATCTGAACACGCTCTACCGCATCAGCGGCGACTACGGCATCAGCGACCTGGAGAAAGACATCATCCGCGTCGCCCAGGACAACGACCTCATCATCATCGACCACTTGCACTACGTCGACCTCGACGGTGACAACGAAAACCTGGAGATGAAAAAGCTCGTCAAGCGCTTGCGCGACCTGGCGCTCGGCCTCAGCAAACCCATCATCGCAGTCGCCCACCTGAAGAAATCCCAGAAGGGCAAGTATGCGCCGCTGATGCCCGACATCGAGGACTTCCACGGCTCGTCTGACCTCATCAAAATCCCGACGACAGCAATTCTGCTCGCGCCCTGCTACTCGGCTGTCTGGCGCGACCCGCGCGTGGCCGATTTCTCCGATACCTGGCCGACTTTCATGAAACTCGTGAAATGCCGGATGGAGGGCTCCCGTATTCGTTACACGGCCATTGCAATGTTCGACCCGATGACCGGTACGTACCGCAACGACTACGCCATCGGGCAGCTGAACGGGGGCGACTGTCATTGGGAGCCGGTCACCTTGGAAACCCTTCCCAAGAAGCCGTATTGGGCAAAGAGTGGAAATTTGATTCTCGGAGAGATTGAGTGAAGGTTTGTACTCGGTGCAGTATTTCAAAACCAGAAGCTGAGTTCGCTCATCAGACCAGAGTCAAAACCGGACTACAGCCTTGGTGCAGGCCATGTCATGTCGCCTGGGCTAGAGAAAATATCCAAAAAGGGATGAGGTAGATTCGCTATAGATATAGGAGCAGGATGGAATACCAAAAAGTAAAGAGTGTGGCGAAGCGAGTCGACGTCAACGGCCCCAAGCTCGACCAGATAATTCTGGCGACTGCCAAGGTCATCCGGGACGTCGTTGGAGGGACCCTCGGTCCCGGTGGCCGCCCGGTTCTCATCGAGCGCTACGAACACGACCTGCCGCCCATCATCACGAAGGACGGGGTCACCGTTTTCAATTCACTGGGATTCGAGAATGCAGCGGCTCAGTGCCTCTTCGAGGCGTCGCGCGACTCGGCCACCAGGACTGCCGCGGAAGCCGGCGACGGCACCACGACGGCGACGATTCTGTTCGAGGCCATCGTGCGGAACGTTCAGGAATTCTGCAGGGCCAATCCTCGCATCAGCAAGCAGCGGGTGGTTCGGCACCTGGAGCGAGTCTTCACCGACCATATCGAGCCGACCATCCGTCAGCTCGCCCGCAAGCTCAACCCAGACAAGGAAGCAGACGCAAAGCTGCTCCAGGCCGTCGCTCGCGTATCCGGGAACGGCGACGAAGACCTGGCCAAGGCGGTCATGGAGTGCTTCGCCATCACGGGCGATTCGGGCAACGTGACCATCCAGGAGATGGGTGGCCCGAGCGGCTACAAGACCGAGCAAATCAAGGGCTACTCCATCCCCATGGGGTACGACCAGTCGTGCGGCAAATGGGCTCCCGTGTTCATCACGAACCAAGGCACCCAGATGGTCTCGATGGAGAAACCGCTGTTCTTGCTCTACCACGGCGCCATCACCGAAATCCAGACCATCAAGCTCCTCATGGAGAAGGTCGGTCTGAAGTGGGCCAACGAAGGATTCAACCACAACGTGGTCGTGGCGGCAGTGGGCTTCAGTGACTCGGTCCTCGCCCAGCTGGCAGCCAACTTTCGCGAGGCAGGCGCCATCAACGTCTTCCCGCTGGTGATTCCACAGAACATCCAAGCCAACAGCCAGCTCGCCTTCCTGCAGGACCTCCAGGCCATCACAGGCGCGAACATCCTCGACCCTGTGAACTCTCCGGCAGAGGTCGCAGAAATCGAGGACCTCGGCCCAGGTGTGGACCTGTTCGAGTGTTCGCGCACGCGAGCCTCTGTCATCGGTAACGCCGACGAGGACCTGCTCAATGCCCGCATCGAAGAGTTGGAAGAGCAGCTGAAAGCGCCCGAGTCGGACTACGACGAAATCATGCTGCGTGAGCGCCTGGCCAAGGTGTCAGGTGGCATCGCCAAGCTCAACGTCATCGGCTCGTCGAACGGTGAGACCAAGGAAAAGCGTGACCGTGCGGAGGACGCCGTCTGCGCCGTCCGCGGGGCCATCAAGCACGGCTGTCTCCCTGGTGGCGCCTGGACGCTTCTGAAGCTCTGCCACTCGCTCCCGCGCGACCAAATCACGGACGAGATTCTCAGGAAGGCCCTCATCGAGCCTTTCAACCAGCTCCTGTCCAACTGTGGCATCATGGACGCCACCGAGGCTCAGAACGTCCTGGGCCCCATTCTGGTGGCGCTGACGGAGGACAAGGTTCTCGTGTACGACTTCCTGGAGGGAAAGCACGTCGACCCGTATGTCGACGGCATTCTCGACTCAACCCCTGCTGTGTTGGAGGCCATTCGGAACTCGATTTCGATTGCCTCACTGCACGGCACCCTCGGCGGCGTGGTGTCGTTTGCGAGGGACCACGACCTGGAGCGCAGCGAGGCCCAGATAACATCGCAGTTTCTGCGAGATTCCAACGTCAACGAGGCAAACGAAAGACCATGAGTAAATTCAGCATCAAGTACCAAATCGCCGGCAACTGGTTCACTTCCAGACTGGCCGTGTTCGTAGGTTTCTTCGCCACGAAGCTCCTGCTCCTCCAGGCCTACCTGGCGGAAGCGTTCTGCCCGGCGCCGACCATCGGCTTCGGCGGTCAGGTGGTCCCTCGGACCGGCCTTCCGACCCCGACCCTTCTCATCAGGACCGAGGGCTCCAGTGTCGAAAACGAAGACATCGAGTCGCTGGAAGACATCGAGGAGCTGGAAAACGCAGAGCTTTGCGAGAGCCTGACTGGAGGACCGCCCCGCAGCGACTGTTTCTTCGAGAAGCCGATGGAGGAATCTCTCGGCGAGGCGATTGTCAAAAAGGAAGCAGAACCGGCTCCCTACAGCAACACCCAGCTCAATGATGCGCTCGACCGGCTCACGACAGCGCTACAGAAGTTCATGGCCGCATGTGAAGCGTCCCCGCCTCCCCCGCCGGTCGGCCCCGTGTCCGATGAGGAATTTCTCGCCCACTTCGGTCTCGATGAAGAACCTGTCGACGAGTCGGCCGCTCGACTGCCCACCAAGGCAGAAATCGACGAGCTGTTCGAAACCTGCCCCCTTCCCCACAAGCGGGCGAAGAAGTCCAAGAAGAAGTCCAAGAAGAAGAGCAAGAAGGCAAAGTGAACCTTCGAATCGCCAAGAAGGTGCTGAAACACCAGCACCGCAAGCGAGAGTACAAGCTGGTCTACTCGGGCCAGCAGTGCTACTTCGCTGCCCACCGCCTGTTTCGCTATGCCAGCCGATTCGAGCTGGCGAAGCTTGCTTTGCAGGCCCTCCGGCTGAAGCCGCAGAATTCGTTTCAGGTTGACGACCAGGTCGACTTGAAGTACGAGCTGCTCATCGGTCAGGAGGGGCGCAGAGAGACACTGACCTGCTCGCGTGCCAAGGTCGTTCCGCCGCCGCCAATCAACAAGCCGGCGTACCGACGAGACGGCCAGGTTCACAATTTCAACTGCCTCCCCTATCCAGGGGCCAAGCAGAACAAAATCACGCTGGCTCGGTACCAGATGCGCGACCAGAATCATCGCGCACGCCCGCGTCGTAGCGTGGCTGATTTCGCTCAGGACACGCCCGAGACGCAGCGGAACATGCCGCCGGAGAATCATCGCGCCTACGAGATGCAGCGTTACCTCGATGAGACAAAGAAATGGCTTTCCGAAACTGTTTGCGAGTGTGGGGACCCAGCCGGTCACCACGATGACGAACCCGCTGGGTGCTGGGATTGTGAATGTTCCGGCTACACTCTGAAGTCAGATTCGCTATAAATACAGTATGCTTTCCACCGTTTTGCTTCTCGGCGTCCTTGCGCTCTTCACCGCCTACGGCATTCGCCGGGCAGTCCAGGTCGCCAAGCGCATCAAGATGGCGGGCTTCGACCAGCTGACCGATGACCCGGAGCTGGAGAAGGAAGCTCTCGCGGTACCCGACAGCCAGCCGTGCAAATTCTGCAACCAAGACGGTCTGGCCTACGCTCCCGGCTGTTACCACTGCGACCCCGTGGTGTGAAAATTGCCCAGCTACAAGTTTCTGTGCCCGTCGTGCGGAGAGAAGGTTCGCAAGCTGCTTGAGGCAGGAGAGCAGAAGAAGCCTCGCAACTGCCCGAAGTGCGACACGGTCATGGAACGCGACACCGACGTCCCCAGCCAGCAGGTCATGGAGACCATCGACAACGGCGTCATGGCCCATCGGGTGGTCCGACTGAAGGACGCAGAAGAGCTTCACCGCAAGCGGAACAAGGCGAATGGCTAGAATTCGTCTCGTACGCCTGGAGCTGTCCAACTTTCGCTCGTATCGGCGCAAGTCCGTCATCGAGTTCCCCGCGAGCGGGCTGGTCCTACTCGAAGGCAAGAACCTCGACACGAAGGGCTCATCTGGCGCAGGTAAGAGCACTATTCCTCTCGCCATCAACTTCGCCCTCGGTTGGTGCGACATCCCCGCCACCGAGCTGCTCTCCTGGGGCTCCGACACGCCGGCCAAGGTCGGCTTGACGCTCGACTGCGACGGTCAGGAAGTACGCATCGGCCGCGGGAAGTCCTTCACGCTGAAAATCGACGGTGTGGAATTCGAAGGTTCCGTCAAGCAGAAGGACGAGAAGCTTCGCGCCCTGTTGAGCATCGACCCCGAGCTGATGGAAGCCCTTACTTACCGTGGGCAGCGAGAACCTGGACTTTTGTTGTCGAAGAAGGACGCCGAGAAGAAGGAATTCTTCACCAAAGTCCTGCGCCTCGACCGTTTCGAGGTCGCTGTCGAGACAGGCAGCAAGAAGGTCACGGAGCTGGAGGCCAAGGTGGCCACCCTCAAGACCGAGAAGGAAACTCTCGCCAGCACGCTGAAGGAACTCTGCCACCCCGAGACGGTGGACAGCCTGAAGAACCACTTGGTGTTGTTGGACGACGTGCTCACCAAGAAAGAGAAGGCGTACGAAGATGCGGGCCGAGTCGCGGCCACGAAGCGTCTGGAAATCGCCGCACACAGGGCGAGCAGCGAAAAGTTGGTCAAGCATGCCTTCGACACATACGCCGACGACATCGCCGCTGCGCTTGCGCTGGTGAACGCGCCCTCTGTAAAATTTGAAAGCACATCTTCCCCCGAGCTGGCCAAGCTCAATCAGACCGAAGAGCAGCTGCGAACCCGTGTGCAGCGTCTCGGAGTGGAGGAAGACCAAAAACGAGCTGCCATCGACAAGCAAAAGTCCGACCTCAACAAGGTTGCCTTGGGCCTGACCATGAAGCTCGGGGCTGCAGCCGGGTTCAAGAAAGAGAGGGCTCGTCTTGAAGCCGAGCTGGGCAAATTACTCGTTTCTGTTTGCCCTACTTGCGACCGCGACTGGGACAAGGTGGGAGAGACGAGGGATAGGGTTCGTGCAGCTCTCGCCGAGGTCACCAATCAGATTCTCGCGCTGCAGGATGTAGAAGCCCAAATCAAGGACCTGAGGGCCCAGATAGCTGCCATCCCCGCCTTTGAACCCAACCCCTTGTTGGCGAAGATGGAGGAAGCCTACATGCAGGCCAGGGCTAAGGTAGCCGCCGAGTTGGCACGCCTGAGGGCCGCACAGGCGCTCCACGAGGCGGAAGCCCAGAGAGGGAGGGCGGTGGCCAAGGCAGCTCATGCCGCGGTCCTGGCGACAGCTAAAGAGGCTGAGGCTAGCGTCCGAGCTGTCACCCAGAAGCAGCTGGAAGAGCTGAACACCGAGTTCGAGGCACTCAGGCTTGTGTGTCAGGAAGCTGACGACGAGGTCAAGCGGGGGCGCCAAATCAAGGATTGGATTAACGAAAAGCTGACCCAGGCCGAGAAGCTGCGGGTCCGGGTGGTCGCGGCTGAGATGAACGAGGTCGAGGTCCAGACCAAGCTGAATGCCGAGAAGGACTTCCTCATCACCATCAAGGGATTCCTCGGGTCGATATTCGACGAAGCGCTGGAGGAAATCAGCGACGAGACCAACAAGATTTTGGCCGCCGTGGCGAACACTCGGCACTGCACCCTCCAATTCAGGAGCGAGGGCGTGACGCAGAAGGGCACCATTCGTAAGGAAATCAAACCAATTATCACCATCGGGGGCTACGAGGCCCCGCTGGAGTCAGGTCTGAGCGGCGGCATGTACTCGGCGGTGGAGCTGGCAGTCGACCTCGCCGCGGGTCGGGTCATCAGCCAGCGCTCGGGCGTGCAGCCGGGGTGGCTGGTACTCGACGAAAGTTTCGACGGGCTCGACGTGGTTTCCAAGGAAGCATGCCTGGAGGTCCTCAATCGGTTCGCGCAGGACCGCCTGGTGCTCGTTGCCGACCACATGAGCGAGACGAAGGGAATTTTCACTCAACGAATCACCGTAACCTTCTCCAAAGGCGAAAGCACAGTCTAATGTTCACCATCCAAGACCTCTACGCCGTCTACTCTCGCGCATGCGATGAACTCATCAAACTCCCTGCCCGAGTGCGCCTCAAGGGCGACACGAGGGACCTGACCGCCGACGAGATGCGAACCCTGGCATTCTACCAGGCGTCGCTCATTCACGCGTACACCAAAGTCGGCACTGGCGACCCCGCGGAGCTGGAGGAGCTGTTCCCCAAGTTCGAGGCGAGCGACCTGGAGAAGACCCTCGACGAGGGATTTTGATTACTCAAGCACCGGTTTACGTGTACTGGCTCGTTGTCGGGAAGAAGCCCTACTTTGAGCCCGGCAGCCTGGACATGGAGCTGCCGTCGGTGTTGCATTTGTTCCTGACCAAGGAAGCATGCGATGCGTACCGGCGGGACGTTGACAAATTCCACCTGGGTGCACTAATTACCCGCGCCGTCGAGCTGGCTGAGGTTTGGGAGAAGCTGGACAAAATGAACATCGATTCGGAGACGCACTTCCAATCGACGTTGACTGTGTCTCTGAGCCACGTTGACGAGGATGGTGAAATAATCGAGCTGAACCATCTTTGGGACGCAATGGCCACAATTCACTGATGAAAACCTGCACTAAATGCAGAGCCGAGAAGGAAGACAGCTTCTTTGCTTGGAGAATTAAAAGCCGCGGTCTCCGCAGGGCTATGTGCATGGCCTGCGTAAACAAGGGTGAACATCAGAGGCGGCTCAATACGCCTGGCTACGCAGCCAAGAGACATTCTGAATATGTTGAAAACAGAGACAGGGTGTATCTCCAACATTTATTAAGAAAATATAACCTCACTGCTGAAGAACTAGAATCTCTCATTCGTTTTCAAAACAACCTCTGCGCCGCTTGTGGTTTGCCGCCGAGCGGACGCGGGCTAAATTCAAAACTGCATGTGGACCATGACCACGACACTGGTCGTGTTCGTGCATTATTATGCGGCGACTGCAATAAATCACTGGGCATGCTGAAAGAAAGCCCAGAACGATGTATGGCCCTAGCTGTGTACGCAAACAAGAATTGCCGAACCAGATTCACTATAAATACCACGACCCTTAACACAGGAGATTGAACATGGGATTTCGTGGTAGGCCTCGTAAGGACAAATTCGCTGACTTGGACCAGTACTTCAAGGACACGGCAGCCGCTCTGAGCGAAGCCGACCTTCGTGACCGGGTTGCCAAGACGGCGCTCGACCTCGCAGCCCTTCAGGAGGCGAAGGAGAAGGACTTCGACCTCAAGGAGAAGAAGGAAATCGCCAAGGAGGCCGGCGCCGTCTATCGTGAGGGCATCAAAGCCAGCAAGCTCCGCACGTCCTACCTGCGGATGATGCTCGAAGCCAAGGGCAAGGAAGCCGGTTCGTTCGAGACCGCGTAATGCCCTACGTTGCTTTGGAGCTGATTCGGGGCTACGACGGCAACCTCGTCAACATCGAGTCCATCGACCCCAAGACCCTCTACCAGCTCGTGCACGGGGGATGGGTTCAAATCATCGATGACAAGATAGTGGCCGAATTCAAGAAGAGCGAAATCCTGATTGCGGAGGTTTCAGAGTGAACGACGAGAAAATCGACTTCGAGGACGTGAC